CAAAGATGAAGATGATGTCATCGGTAGCTACAGGTTGTATTATCATACAGATAAAGCAACTTTTGCTAATTGGTCACACCGAGAACAACCTGACTGGTGGGACGAAGGCTTAGCATGGACAGATAGAAGAATAACAGCAGGGTAAGAAGTGAAACAACTTTGGAATGATTACATGATTAATACAGTAGTAATATATAGTAAAGAAAATTGTGGCTATTGCAAAATGGCAAAACAACTAGCAGAAAGTAAGAAATGCAATGTAGAATATAAAATGATGGGCACAGATTATACTGCTCAAGAATTTATGAAAGAGTTTCCTACAGCTAGGACTTTTCCACAAGTAATATACAATGGACAGAAAATCGGAGGCTATTCTAATTTAGTAGAAGTGCTGGAAGATGGAGTATAAGTTTAACGAAGATAAAGTACTAAACTTAGTAACAAATCATATAGTGCAAACTTATGATAAACACTACTCGCAGAATAAAATTCAAACAACAGAATTTGTTTTTGACTGCGGACATGGAGAAGGGTTTTGCATTGGTAATATAATAAAATATGCCCAGAGATATGGGAAAAAGAATGGAAAAAACCAAGATGACCTTTTAAAAATTATTCACTATGCTATTATTTTATTAGGTGAAAATATAGATGAAACAAAATCTCTACATGAGGTAGATAAGTGGCGATAAGAAGTAAATCACATGAGAACTTATCAGACACTAACATACAAAAAGTAGTTGGGTTATTAGGACAAGAAAAACCAATAACTAAGAGAGAAGCCTGTGATATTTTGAATATTAGGTATAACACGACCAGACTTCAAAAAATCATAGATGATTGGAGAGATACTCAAGAATTTCGTGCTATAAGGAAAGCACAAAATAAAGGTAAAGGTGCAACTGAAGATGAACTACGAATGGTAGTTCAATCTTACATAGAGGGCGATAATATATCAACTATTGCTGATAGAATATATCGTTCAGCTGCCTTTGTCAAAGCAATTATAGAAAGACTTGGAGTGCCTCAAAAATTAGCAGAATCAGACTGGGCAGGCATGAGAAATGCCATGCTACCTGAACAATGTGTAGCCGAAGAGTTTGAATACAATGAAAAAGTATGGTATCCTAGACATAATAAATTTGCGATAATTAAAGATGAAATTACGCAAAAGTATCAGTCAGAAAGAGGGGGATATGCTTGTTATGGGAACATAACGCAGTGTGTAAATTATGAAGATAAGTATGGAGCTAAATGCTATAAAGTATTTATACTAGAGCCATGCGATACTTCTAAAACATTTTTTCCTTGGCTTGATGGTTCGAGAACAGGATATTGGGGCAGCGCCCTAGCTTATGAAGTTGGAAGTCTACGACATTTACAAAAATACTTATAAGGAAATGAAAAATCATGTGGGACTTAATCTTAGTAGCATACTTTTCGGGAGTAGTAGTTGCAATGGCGACATTATATTATCCTAGTTATAAAGTAATAAAAGCTACAACACCTAATAATATATTAGTGCAAAAACCGATACTTAGCACTCTTGTAGTGCTACTTATTTTTTGTGTTGCATTCCCTTTTGTTGTGTATTCTTTTTTATTTGAAGAAGATAAATTTATAAAAGGATTTGCACGAGGAGTCACAGGAAAAGATGAAATTTGAAAAAGACAGTACAGCTTATACTACCTATGTAGATGGGGATAGGAGAGCTGATGTGATAAAGATTGATAACAATTGGGGTTGTCGACTTTATAAAAATGGAGAATTGCTTAAAACTGAATTTTATAGAGGACATGGAGAAATGTACGCAGAAAATGCTGCAGAGAATTTTGTTTTAGGTATTAAAAAAGTATGACAGAATTTGCATACACAACTGACGCATGGGGTAGAAGATACCATGTTAGTCAGTATAAATTAGAAGAACACAAGCATAGAGGTTGGTTTTGGGAACATGAAACAAAGATGTTTTGGAGATGGAACGATATGATTGACTATTATAGGAGAGAAAAGAAGAATGATTGATTTAATTTGTATAATTCTAATATTTGCTCTTATGATAGGAGGAATATTACCAGACCCAGACCCCTCTGATTTTATAAGGGATTAATATGAATTACTTACTAGAAGCATTATGTAAAAAATTAGAAGGCGAAATTGAAGTAGCCAAAGCGAATGTAAAAGTATATCAGATAAACTCTGCGGGTATAGGAGAACACCCTGACATCGTTGAGGCTATCGAAAGTCAAATAGAGAAGATAGCAACAGCAGAAGATAAGTTAGCGGCAATCCATAACCATTTTGGTTACGGATACAAAAATAGTTCTTGACATCGCACTTATATTTTAGTATAATATATTTATGAGTGATAGATTTTACACGCAAATGAAAGACGCAACAGGTTGGTGCCCTGGCTACAGAAATACCATATCGGTTGCAGAATATGAAAATAAATTTGGAAAATTAAGGAGAAATAGAAAAATGGCTTGGACTGATGAGAAAAAGCAAGAAGCAGTAGATATGTATACTGCTGAGGAACCAACTCCAGAAAATAGTATGGAGATTGTGAAGGATATCGCTGAACAGCTAGAAGAATCACCTAATGGTGTTAGAATGATTCTTACAAAGGCAGGTGTATATGTGAGGAAAACTCCAGCACCTAGAAGTTCTAATGGCTCGGGAGGCGGTGGTAGAGTAAGTGTTGCTGATGCCCAATCTTCTTTAACAAGTGCTTTGAGTGATGCAGGTCAAGAAGTTGACCCTGCTATTATATCGAAGTTGACTGGTAAAGCAGCAAATTACTTTGCACAAATAGTAAATAACCTAAACAATTAGTTTAGTTTTGTTTCGCTAGGGTAGTTATACTGCCCTAGTTTTTTGCATCTACAAGTTATAACCATTAAGTTTACGATTCAAATTATCGTTTGTTAGATAAACTTGGAGGGATTATGACAAAAGATGATTTTAAAAGAAAAATAGATGATGCTGGCGATGCAGTCATCACTTATAAGAGTAAGAACTCGCGAAGATCAAAATACAATATTTGCACTCGTGATTTTACAACTCCGTATATCGCTAATAAAAGAAATAGAGCTAAAGAAGCTCACGATACAGTCTTACTATTTTGTTGGGATACTGACTCATATCGCTTATTAATGCCTAGGAACATCATTAGTATTGTTCCTCTTAATAGGATAATTAAAAATGATTGATTTAGTAAACACCCCAGCAATATATGAAAGAGTAGTTCAAGAGACCGACACCAAACAAATTAGATTAGTAATTAATACATTTAGAGGTGTTGAGTATATTTCATTACGAAAGTATTATTTAGATTTTGATGAAGAATGGTTGCCTTCAAAGGAAGGTATTACTATGCCTATAGATATTGATAATGTTAGAGAATTATTTGTAGGACTGGTCGAAGTCTTGTCACTAGCTGAAAGCAAAACTATTTTAGAGGAAGAATTTAAAGAAATTTTAGATAAAATTTACCTAAACTAAAAATAGTTCTTGACAGAACCTTAAAAACTTGTTATAATATATATTATGATTATAAAAGGAAGTATGAATTACGACTATAATGGTCGAAAAATCAAAAGGAAAAGAAGCAAAACGCGTTCGTCTAGTCGGCTCAGGACATCACCCTTTCAAGGTGGAAACACGGGTTCAAAGCCCGTACGCGTTACCAAGAAGGGGGCTGTAGCTCAGCAGGGAGAGCGTCGCACTTGCACTGCGAAGGTCGCAGATTCGATTTCTGTCAGCTCCACCAGTTCAGGTAAAGGAACTTTGCCTGATAATTCTTGGAAAGTAGAAATAAGTAAACAATACACAATTGCTCCTGCATATAACAAAGGAGCATATCAAGTAATTCCACGAAAAGAAGTGAAGGATATAGGAAAATAATATGGCACAACCACAACAACAACAAACTCTTCCCGACAAAAAGGAATTGGAAGAAAAAATAAAACAACAACAAGACCCAAGACACAATCAAGAATGAAACCAGTATTAAATAGAACAGAATCTAATGAAGCAAATACTATAAAACTGGCACGACCTGATTGGATAGACCAAGAACTAAGACCTATGAAATATCAAGGACAAGTAGTGCCTGGATACATGATTGCCGAAGATGGCTTAGTAATAAGTTTTAAAAGATATAAAGAGGGCAAGCCTCTAGAGTGGGTTGGAGCTGGAAATAAGGGTCTTAAATATCCCTCAGTCAGTATACAAGTTCCAGTCGATAATTTAAGACAAACAGAAGGTAGTGAGGTTAATGGCTACAACAATGCATATAGAAAAGGAAAGGTACATCAACTAGTGGCAGATACATGGGGCGATAAAATGCTAGATGAGCATGCATGCCCATTTGAACTAAAACCTTATTGGGACGACTTTCCTGAAGAAGTAAAAGAAAGACTTCAGGTATATTTTAATGTAGACCATATTGATGATGATAAATTAAATCCTCATATAGATAATTTAAGATATGTTTCACCAAGAACAAATCACCCTGGCAACAAAAAGCACGAAAAAAATAGTTCTTGACACAAGGTCAATTTTTTAGTATAATATATAAATGTTAGAAAATCTTATAAAGCGAGCCGCAATGGCGTATTATAACGGGAAGCCCATCATGTCAGATGAGGTCTTCGACCATCTAGCAAAAATAGTCAATGATGATAACATTGGTTACAAAAATCGTTCAGAAAGACGATACAAACATCTGTTTCCTTTGTTCTCCCTCCAAAAAGTGATACAGAATGTAGACACTCCTCCGAACTGGGGGAGTGTTGATTATTGCATGACTCCTAAATTAGATGGAGCTGCAATAAGTGTTTTATATGCTGGAGGAGAATGTGAAAAAGTTTTAACAAGAGGCGACGGTATAGAGGGAATTGATATTACTCATTTAGTAAAAGGTATATTAGTTCCACACCTAATACCAAGAAAAGATGTGATACAAATTAGTGGCGAAGTAGTAGCCCCTAAACACATTCCTAATGCACGAAACTATGCCGCAGGAGCATTGAATTTAAAAGACAAAGAGGAGTTTAAACTCAGAGAGTTAGACTTTATTGCTCATGGAGTGTCTCCATACTTAACAGATAATTATCTTGAAGATATGAGAGCAGTATCAGATATGGGCATTGAAACTTGTATAGATAGTGACTATGATATGTTCCCGAAAGACGGGTCTGTCTTTCGGATAATTCCAAACGAAGAGTTCGATAACTTAGGGTATACTAGCCATCACCCTAGAGGTGCTTACGCCATGAAAGTTCAAGAAAAAGGAGTGGTTACCACCCTTCTTGATGTTAAATGGCAAGTAGGTAAGTCAGGCGCAGTATCTCCAGTAGCAATACTAGAACCCGTAGATATCGAAGGAGCTACAGTATCAAGAGCAACTTTACATAACAAGTCAATAATAGAAGCACTCGATTTAAAGATTGGGTGTAAAGTAGAAGTTATAAGAGCAGGAAAAATAATACCTCAAGTAGTCAGGAAAGTAGAGGAGTGAAAATAAAAATAGGTAAATGGAAAGTCGATTGGAGACAACCCGACGAAAGGTCTATGATGATACATAAAGAAACCTCGTTTTCAATATTATCAGGACTATTAACCCAAGCTCCTATTTTATTCTTTACAACTTGGTTCATGCTTGATGTTTTAGAAATAACAAGTTCTTTTACAGTAACTTCTGCTAATATCTTTATAGTAAGCATTTTGTCATATATTCGAGTATTCTATACTCGTAAGTACTTTTCAAAAAGGTATGACGATTAATGGCAGGTGGTGTTTACAATCAAACTTACTTCAATAATCACCCTCACGAATGTGATAGAGAAGGAGTATTATATGGAGTAATCTTAGTAAATCAACGAACATACGAAAGAGAATGTATTAAAGTAGGGATAGCTAGTGGAAAGGACTGGCGTCATGTAATTAAACGAAGTAGAGGTTTCAAAGGGTACGATTTACGCATACAGCGGACTTATCATGATACCATTTACAACTGCTGGAAATACGAGCAGGAATTACACAAAAAGTTTGCACATGACAAATATAGTCCTGAACAGAAATTTGGAGGGCATACAGAGTGTTTCAAAATTTCGTCCCTTATTTTATCCCACTTTCCAAAAAATAATTCTTGACAAATGGTTATTCGTTTGATATAATAATATTATAAAAATGAAAGAGAGATAGAAATTGCAAGAAATAATTATACCTACACATTGTCCTTACTGTCAAACAGTATTGGACATAGTGAAAGACCAATTATTTTGTCGCAATGCCTCTTGCCCGGCTAGGTCTTCCAAAAGAGTAGAGCATTTTGCTAAGACTCTAAAGATAAAAGGACTCGGCCCTGCCTCTATTGAGAAGTTAGGATTAGAGGACATTTGGGATATTTATACTTTAACACAAGAAGAAATATCCCAATTACTTAATTCGGAAAGGCTTGGAGAGAAGTTGTTTGCTGAAATAGAAAAATCTAAATCAGCAGACCTAACTACACTCCTTCCAGCTTTTTCGATACCGCTGATAGGCTCAAGCGCATCTAATAAATTGACCAAACAGGTCTCGAGTATTTCAGAGATAACCTACACAAAGTGTATAGATAGTGGTCTTGGACCTAAAGCGGCGTCGAACCTAACTAACTTCCTAGAAGAAGAGTTCTATCCAATGGAATATAATGAACTTCCATTCTCATTTACTTGTGAGATACCTAAAGTCACCCACAGAATTAAAGGTGTGGTTTGTATAACAGGTAAACTTAAAAGCTATCCTACTAAGGCAGCAGCTGAAAAAGTTTTACAAAAGTATGGTTTTGAGACAAAGGCTAATCTCACAAAACAAGTAACGATTCTATTAAACGAAAGTGGTATAGAATCAGCAAAAACTAATAAAGCCCAAGAAATGGGTATAACAATATATAACAATATAAAAACTTTATTAAGGGAAAATTAAAATGGCATTACCAAAATGGACAGATGAAAGAACACAGCAACTAGTGGACTTCATCGGTGATTCAAGTCCTGTTTCACAGGCAATGGTTGCAGATGCTGCAGAAGAATTAGAAACTTCAACAAGAAGTGTCTCTTCTAAGCTAAGAAAGATGGGTTTTGATGTTGAATTAGCTTCAGCTTCCGCTTCTAAGTCTTTTTCAGACGAACAAGAAGCAACCCTTCAAAACTTTGTAGTAGACAATAGTGGTGTTTACACATATGCAGAAATCGCTCAAAACTTTGAGGGTGGAAACTTTTCTGCTAAGTCTATTCAAGGAAAAATTCTTTCTATGGAATTAACTGAGCATGTTAAACCAGCTCCTAAGCCAGAAAGTGTTAGAACTTACACTCCTGAAGAAGAGCAACAGTTTATATCTATGGTTAACGATGGCGCTTTCGTAGAAGCTATCGCTGACTCTCTAGGTAAAAGTGTTAACTCTATCAGAGGTAAAGCTCTTTCATTACTTAGAAGTGGTGACATTCCTGCTATTCCTAAGCAAGAACACACAAAAGGTTCAAGCAAAGCTGATGTCTTAGCTGACCTTGATATTTCTGACATGACTGTACAAGAAATTGCTGATAATATCGGTAAAACTGTAAGAGGTGTTAAAACAATGTTGACCAGAAGAGGTCTACAATGTGCTGATTACAATGGTGCAGCTAGAAAGGAAATAGGCTAACTAGCAATATTTAGCGGGGGAGTGCAACACTCCCCTTTTTTTGAGAGAGATATATGAATATTGCGAGTGCTTTACTTAAACAACTTATAGTTTAC